GCCCAGCGCCACAGTTACTGTTAGCGCGGTTAATGCTATTAGCTTTGCGGCATCCGATACATCCTCTGCAAGCGTTACGGCTGGCGCAGAGGTAGTTAAACAGGGCGCTGCGGCGGTTACACCTAGCGCAAGCGTTGCGGCTGATGGGAATCGTGTTCTTGCTGGTGCGGCTTCCGCCTCAGCATTGGCGTCCACAACATCCGCAGCAGATAAGCTGAAAGACGGTGCGGTTGCAGCATCTTTGCAAAATATCGTTGTCTCTGTCGCTGAGACATATGCTGAAACAGATGGCTACCGTGACGGATACGGTTTGCGCACTTACGGCACATTTGTTTACGGTGAAAACTACAGCATTGAAGAAGCAACGATCACGGCTAGTGCTTCTGCAAGTGTAAGTATTAACTATGAGCGAGTTCGCGGAGATAGTTTTGCAATTACTCCAAGCACCACGTTCACATCAAATGGGGTGATTGATGTTGTAGGTCGTGCTACAATCACGCCAGCACTGTCTGTTGATATAGCTTATAACCGTGTTCGGTTGATGGCTGCATCTGATGACGTAACTTTGACAACGGATGTAAATGCGCGGTATAAGTGGCTAGACGCAGATGATCCGACAACCATATGGACTGATGCACCTGATCCTAGTGATACATGGACAGATGCTGATTACTTAGAGAGGGCCGCATAATGCCTACAACAACTACTAACTATTCTTGGAATAAGCCAGTCGTAGGCGGCGATGAGGACGCTTGGGGCGGCTACTTAAATGGAAACTGGGACAGCTTAGACACACTTCTTGGCGGTGTCTCGCAGACTGAGTTTGCAATTCTGGATGGTGCGACGGTAACGACTGCAGAACTAAATATTCTGGACGGTGTTACTGCAACTACCGCAGAATTGAACTTGCTTGACGGTGTTACTGCAACTACCGCAGAATTGAACTACGTTGACGGTGTAACTTCAGCAATCCAAACGCAACTAGACGCAAAAGTTGGGTCAAGTCATACAGGCGATGTGGACATCACTGGCGAACTGATCGTTGACAGCTACAACGAAACCTACGGTGCAGTTACATCATCCTCTAACGCCACTACGGTGGACTGTGAGGCGGGTAACGCATTCAGCCACACACTGACAGAGAACACCACGTTTACGTTCTCCAACCCACCCGCCAGCGGCACTGCGTATAGCTTCAGCATTGAGATTATCCAAGATGCGTCTGCAAGCGGCTACACGGTCACTTGGCCTAGCTCAGTAGATTGGCCTGCTGCAACTGCACCTACGCTAACAGCGACAGCATCTGCAAAAGATGTTTTTGTGTTCTACACCCGCGATGGCGGCACAAATTGGTATGGGTTTACTGCGGGTCAGGCACTAGCATAAGGGGCGCATAAATATGGCGACGAAAAAGAAGCTATTACAAGCTGCGGCTGGTCAAGCTGGTGGTGAAGCCCTGAACGTAGAAGATGTGTTCAGCACTCATTTGTATACTGGTACAGATGCTGCGCAAACGATCACCAACGGCATTGACCTTGCTGGCGAAGGTGGTTTGGTTTGGATGAAAAACAGGACAAGTGCGACTGTTAACGATCATGCTCTTTTTGATAGTGAAACAGTGACAGGTTCCACATTCCCTGTTGTTCAGAAGGCTTGGGTAAGTAATGATGCTGGAGTATTAGGTGGTTATGCGCCGGGATTTACGTTTACTAGCACAGGCTTTACAACGGCTGGCCGCACAAATACAGACGAAAGCGGTATTGATTATGTAACGTGGTCATTCAGGAAGTGCCCAAAGTTTTTTGATGTCGTAAATTACACTGGAAATTCAACTTCAGGCAGAACTATAAGCCACAATCTTGGCGCGGTTCCTGCTATGATTATGGTTTTCGGGCAGGGCACTGGTGATTATTGGGTTTATAACAAAGATGTTGGGAATACTAAATACCTAGAGCTAAACAAAACAACAGCAGCGCAAACTAATTCAGAGGCTTGGGACAACACAACTCCAACAGATAGTGTTTTTACGGTCGGAGATGAAGTTTCTGTAAACTACAACAATTTTCAATACACAGCCTACCTATTCGCCCACAACGATGGTGACGGTGAGTTCGGCCCTGATGGTGATGCTGATATTATCAAGTGTGGGAGTTATACTGGTACGGGGAGTTCTGGCTTAGATGTTGATCTTGGCTTTGAGCCTCAATGGTTGCTTATTAAAAACTCTGATGCCGCATCAACGTGGTATATACTTGATAATATGAGAGGAATTGTTACAGGTGTGGGAGACAGCTTTCTGCATGCGAATGCGACTAATGCAGATACAGTTGCAAGTAATGATTTAATTGATCTGACACCAACAGGATTTAAGGTAATAAACACAGGTTCTGGATGGAACTCTTCTGGCAACGACTACATCTACATAGCCATTCGCCGTGGCCCTATGGCTGTGCCTGAGAGTGCGACTGATGTGTTTGCTATTGATACATTTGGTAGCACTGGTGACGGAAAAGAACCTGCGTTTAGATCAACATTTCCAGTTGATATGCAAATATATAAATCAACAACAGGTACAAGCCCTGTTAATACTGCAAGACTTACTCAAGGCAAGTATCTTTCAACAGATACAACTGATGCAGAGAACACTGGAAGTTGGGCGCAGTTTGATTATCAAAATGGTTTTTATGGCGGTAATACTACCACTATATCTCATTATTACTCTTGGATGTGGAGACGTGCCCCCAAATTCTTTGATGTCGTTGCTTACACGGGAACAGGCTCCAATCAAACAATAAGCCATAACCTTGGTGTTGCTCCTAAGTTTATGATTGTTAAAGAACGCACAACAGCTAACAACTGGGTGTGCTACCTAGAGGCATTAGGCAATGACAAGCGCATGGCATTAAACGCTGCATCAGCCGTTGCAACAGATACTACAGCATGGCAAAGTACAACCCCAACAGACAACGCATTTTATGTGGGAGCAAACACCCAGACTAATGTAAGCGGTGAAAAATTTATTGCTTACCTGTTTGGCGAAGTTGCCGGCATTAGCAAGTTTGGCACTTATACTGGCACTGGATCGGCGCAAAACATTGACTGCGGATTTAGTAGCGGGGCAAGATTCGTCTTAGTAAAAACATATGCTGGGACAAACCCGAATGCTAACTGGAATATATGGGATAGTGAAAGGGGTATTGTTGCAGGTAATGATCCCTATCTCGCCCTCAACTCAACGTCAGCAGAGGTTACATCTGCTGATGTCATAGACCCATATTCCTCTGGTTTTTCATTAACAAGTAGTGGTGTTGCGAACAATAGTGGCACCTCTTATTGGTTCTACGCAATCGCATAATCAACTGACACAGGAGATCATCAATCATGTCAGAATACAGAAACAGAACAACAGGCGAAGTTAAATCGCAGGGGCAATGGCGTGCAGCTAACCCCAACATGTCGCTGCCTCGTGTATGGAAAGCGGCAACCCTAGACGCACTAGACTTAGACCCAGTGCTACGCAGCCCAGCGGCTACAGTAGGCGACTATCAGGTGTCAGTGCGTGATGGTGTTGTCCAAGATGCTAACGGCAACTGGGTGGAGAACTACGTTGCCCGTGACATGTTCCAAGACACCACAGAGGATGGCGTTACGACAACCAAGGCAGAGCATGAGGCGGCGTATCAGGCAACGCTAGACGCGGCTACTGCGGAGCGCAATCGCAAAACACGCGATGACAAGCTGGCAGAGACAGACTTCTACGCTCTCACAGATGTAACTTTAACAGCGGAAATGACAACTTATCGTCAGGCTTTGCGTGATATAACAACACACGCGAATTGGCCTAATCTAAACGATGACGATTGGCCTACGAAACCTTAATGGGGGAGACATGGTAAATGCCACTCATCCCACTCCAAATTCCGAAAGGTCAGTATCGCAACGGTACTGACTATATGGCGCAAGGCCGCTGGCGTGACATCAACCTAGTGCGCTGGCACGATGACGTATTGCGTCCAGTAGGCGGCTGGCGGCAGCGTCAAGAAGTTGATATTGGTGGACTAGCGCGTTCAATCATCGCTTGGGAGGACAACTCAAGCAATCGCCACATTGCCGCTGGCACAGACGAATACCTATATGCAATCAATGCTGGCGGGGATGTAACCGACATTACTCCAGCCGCATTTACGCAAGGCTTGATTGACGCTGGCATCAATACAGGTTTCGGTGGCAGTTTTTACGGAAAAGAAGAATACGGGCTACCTCGCGCTGACGCTGGGCAAATCATCCCAGCTACAGTCTGGTCATTAGACAACTGGGGAGAGTATTTGCTTGCCATGTCGCCAGACGATGGGAAGTTGTACGAGTGGGACTTGAACACTTCCAATAATGCGGTGCAAGTAAGCAACGCGCCAACGGATTGTTCGGGCTTCATGGTTACAGAAGAACGCTTTGTTGCGTGTTTTGGCGCAGGCGGTGTTAGTCGCAAAGTCCAATGGAGTGACCAAGAGGACAACACAACTTGGACGCCAGCAGCAACAAACCAAGCTGGTGATATTGAGCTACAGACAAACGGCGTTATTCTTGCGGGGATCAGGACGCGAGGTCAGTCGCTTATTCTTACGACTGAAGATGCGCATACAATGACATACCAAGGCCCACCCTTTGTGTACGGTTTTGAGCGCGTGGGTACGTCTTGCGGATTGGTGGGGGCAAAAGCAGTCGCATCAGTTGATGCGGGTGTTTTCTGGATGGGCCGCCGTAGCTTCTACGCTTACTCAGGTGGTCGCGTTACGGAAATCCCATGCGAGGTCGGAGATTATGTTTTCTCTGATATGAACAAAGACCAAATTAGCAAGGTAAGCTCTGTTGTAAACTCTGCATGGAACGAAATCTGGTGGTTCTATCCTAGCGCAAACAGCTTAGAATGTGACCGCTACGTTGCGTATGATTACGCAGAAAACATCTGGATGACAGGCGCGATGGATCGCACTGCGGGTGTTGACCGTGGCGTATTCCGCTATCCCATGTTTATCGCCAGTGACGGGACACTGTACGAGCATGAGATTGGCTATAACTACGATAGCTCTACACCATTTGCCGAAACAGGCCCGATTGCCATTGGCGCGGGTGATAACATAATGAATGTTGTTGAGCTTATTCCTGATGAAAAAACGCAGGGTGACGTAAACGCTAAGTTTAAAACCCGCTACTACCCCAATGCTGAAGAACGCGAGTACGGGCCGTTTACTATGAGCAACCCCACGTCTGTACGCTTCCAAGGCCGTCAGGTGCGTATGCGCGTTGAGGGCGCTGAGGATGCGGATTGGCGTGTGGGCATTATGCGGGTAGACGCGCGGCAAGGTGGGCGTAGATGAGAATTGTCCCACCATTTACAGAGGATGCACGGGCTTGGGCAGAGAATATCCGTAAGTTTCTTGGTAAAGCTCTCAATCAGCTAGACGCCAAGGATCAATATAGCTCTGCCTCTGAGGATGGCGTTATTCTGTGGGATCGTGAAAACAAGTATCCAGTTGTGTCCAAGGATGGCGAGTGGCGGCAAGTTGTTCTGGAAGATGGACATTACGATGGCACTATCAGCACAGATCAAACGGCGGCATCAATAAATACTGCATATGCGCTGACGTTTACTGAAGATTTGGCTAAAGGAATAACGAACGGCACGCCAGCTTCGCGTTTGGTCGTTGACGAGGCTGGGCAATATTCTGTGACCTATTCAATGCAAATGGCCTCAACATCTGCCTCAACTGTTAGGATGTGGTTTTGGGTTAGAATTAATGGCACAGATGTTCCCAAATCTGCAATGGAAAACACGTTGCACCAAAATGGATCAACTCTTGTCGTTACAAAGTCAGCGATACTGCAACTTTCCGCAGGAGATTACATAGAGGTCATGTGGGCAACTAACAGCACAAGCGGCTATTTGGAAGCAGTGACCGCAACTGCATTTGCGCCCGCTACGCCGTCAGCAACTATATCTATGGTGAGGCTTCATGGATGAACGCGCATAGCCCTATAAATGAACTGGAAAGATGTCGCCCTTGGATCAAGAAAGCACTAAAGCGTTCTGGCAATCTAAACACTTGGGCAGAGGTGTGCGAGGGCATACGTTCTGGCAAAATGCAGTTATGGCCTGCAGAGCGAGGATGCATTGTAACGGAAATCGTGGTATATCACGATAGAAACGCGCTGCATGTCTTTCTTGCTGGCGGTGAATTGGATGAAATTTTACAAATGACTGAAAGTGTGAAAGAATGGGCAAAATTGCAGGGCTGTTCATTTGCCACATTTGATGGTCGTTTGGGATGGCAAAAACCTTTGGAGAAGATTGGCTGGAAGCCTCACTCTATAACAATGCACTTGGAGTTTTAATATGGGCAGCAGAAGCACCACAGAAAACAAGATACCAGCGTATATGGAAGAAGCTGGT